GTCAGAATTCACTACTATACAAACTGCAAGGTAATAGTAGGAATTGTTACAAACCCGTAACACGGGGTAAATTACCCATTTACTGGGATTTTATAATTTAAGGGATAAAATTCAAACCTTTTATTTTATTTACATATCTACAAAGCTCTAACACTAAATATCAATGGAGGAACACAAGTAAAATAACTAAAATTTGCATCCTCACTAGCTGATCTAAACAGTCTCGGAAGTGAAACTGAAGTTTTATCAATAGAAGCATAACTAACTATTAAAGGTGTTCCTGATAACCTCTTGTCTGTTATATACGATCTATAAGTCAAGAAAGCACCTGAACTCATATGATCAGAATTAACACGCCGAGGCCAAAAATGATATTGTGGAATAGCAACTTCGGTAACCTCTGATGACTGATTCACCGTAGAAGGATACGACTTATTAAAAGAACTCATATCATTGTTTCCACCAGAATCAGTTGCGGCAGTTAAAGACAACACTTGTTGTGTTGTATTAGATTCAGAAACCGAAGTAATCATAATAGGACAAGCAACATTTGTAGTTGGAATAAACTTCAAACGTATACCACCTCTAGAATAAACATACATTGATCCTAAAAGCGAATACAAATCCGAAGAATTATTCGGAACATCATTCAAAATACCATTCTGTGCTCCAACAGTCAGAAGATAAGGAATAACCGTAGTAAAAATATTCGGAGTCAAAGCAGCATTATTAGCAATAAATTGTGGTTTCTTAACAAGAGTCCTAAAATTTGATATCTTTTCACCAATACACAATAAAGAATTCACTTCACCACTTTCCAAATCCGCAGTACCGATTGTTTTATCAGCAATAGAACAATTATTTGGTAAAGTCGGAAAACTAGATTGTGGTGTTGTATTCAAAAATGGTGTATAATTAAATGAACGAGGAACTGCAAATTCTAAGTCAGGTCCACCAGCTGCTTCTACAATTATCTGAACATTATTAGGAACAGTATCTGGTGCCACTAATTTATCAAGAACAAAAACACAGAAATTTCCAGTAGCTCCAGCATCGCCAGAGCTTGAGCATTGTCTCCAAGGCATCTGTGACACATAAGGAATAGTAAAAGTTACTTCATTACATAAGCGAATATCAACTATTTCACGATGTATATATGAAGTATTTGCCAAAGAGGGTGTGGAAAACGCCTCTATATTTAATTCCAACGGAGAAAAAGCAACAAGCAATCTACCAGAATGAAATTCAGTCTTAACAAATTTCAACTTTATTACCAAAGATCCACGCCATTTAGCAAACATATTTGCAAGCATAACCATAGGGCTCATACTTAACACATTATCACCATTAACAACAGTTGTACCAACAGTAAGACCTATCGGATGTGTTCTCCTTTGCAATAACACAGTACCAGCAGTATCTGTCATCGCCCAAGGTTGAATCGCAATAAAAACAGGAATTGTAGCCAAAAAGCCAAAATCCATTTCATCGAGATCAGTAACACTATCACCTGCCATATGACCAACTTCATTCTTATAAGACAATGAAAGAGGCCATGAATTATCCATACCATCAGTATTAGCAATATAAGGAGCTATATTACGTGTTATACGTTGTGTTGAAGCTAAATTTACAGGACGAGAAAATCCAAAGACAGAAGCTACATGTGCCATCCTATCCGCAAACCACGAAGTCGTAGTAGCATAAGAAGATAGCAAAGGAACTTTAGCCATAATAGAAGCTGCATCGCGAACATTAATTAACATTGATGAAATAGGTCCAATATTACCACTTTCTTGTTCAACAGCCGTTTCATTTCTTCCACGACGTACAATAGGCATTCTGGATTGAGGTACAGCTGCATTAAGCAATTGCACATTTTCCATATTTGCATATATTGTATAAGAACAATTAGTCGGACCTGCTACAGTCTGTAAATTAACATATGGTACCAAACGTAAAATACCCAAACCAGAGTAAGTATTACCTTCAGTAATATTACTAACATACACAAAATTATGTATACTTGAATAAGGTATTTTAAATATAATTTCGGTATCACAATTAATGTCAATTTCAGCATGTGGCATTTGTGTTCTTTGAACCAGTGAAAAATTCCTAGCTGCATTCAAAGCTATATTATTTCCAACGGCAACATCTGAACCACCGGAAGGAAACCATATTAACATATATCTACCACTCATAAATCTAGTAGCATTAACTACCATACGTATAACTATATCAAAACGTATACCTAAAAATCCCTTTACTTTCTGTAAATAAACATCAGAACTAAAGAAACATTGAGGTATAGGAATCGTTGGAAATATAGTAGCTGTATCCGTTGATTGCAATATTCCAGATTGAATAATAAATGGACGTTCAAGAAAATTTTCTATTGCAATCCTATTATGATCACTCGAAGAATTATGCAAATTAGCAGGAGTACGACTAACTTTATTAACCGCAGTTGTAACAACATTCGCATCTGAATGAAATATTGTTTGGGGGGATTCATCGGTACTTGGATCAGTAGTTGATGAAATAAAAGCATTGGTAGTATTATCGGCTTCTACCGGGCCATCATTTATATTTATATTTTCAGCAAGTCGGTAAATCCAACGAAACATGACTTAATGTTTTCGTTTTCACCACCGGATCTCTGATTTTAGTGGGACTGCCACTGCTCCATCTGATAGTAAACCTAAATAGGTAAGAGCATTCTGTAAATAGCAATGCATAATATCTTTGTCAGTGGTTTTATATACATATTTACAAGATCACATTTACAGTATCGTGAAAATTTCATATATGAAATTTCAAAGTTATGCGGACTACCACAATTGATCTAAAAACAATTATAGCCTAAACACTCGATCAATTTGTTTAGGGTGGTTTACATAAGTAAACCTAATAATAAACTTGCTGATCAACAACACTAGCTTTTCTCAAAGACTGTATTGTTAACAAGGGCAAATTCATTTTATCTAAATTGGTATAAACTTCACGTGCTCTCGCTGTGAGCTTAGGCCAGTATTGTAACCAAACTTCTGAACTATGCAATGATAACTCATTCAGAGTGTCCTCTAAATTTGATATACACGTACTATGATAATCAGCATTTTCTTTTGTCCAATAACAAATTTCCAATGCGACATCAAGATCAATAGGTGCTATATGTCTTCCTAAAGATTTATCATATCGCCACATTCTTTTAAGAAAATTGACGGTATATAAATCACGAAATTCACAGACAGCTTGATCTTTATTTTCCGTTGTATACTGTAGATGAATTCTAGCCATATATTTTGGAACCGTAAGTTCATTTATATAAGGTCTAAAAGTTTCACTAACACCAAAAGTATTATCATCACCAACAATTATTACATACAAGTGTTTAAATAATTGACCGCGATGTACTTCCAAAATAGGATTCTCTTCTATTACACTAACAAAAACAAAAGTAAAAGCAATACCATTATAAATTGTATTAATTATTAATGTCAAAGGATTACCACTAGGCATGGATCCTTTCCATTCAACAATAACATCCATAACAGCATGTCGTGAATTAGAAATATCTTTAAACAACAATATTCGCATATTATTATCTTTAATATTGCTATTATAATAGAAATAATGATTTATTGCTACAGCTATCATAGAATGAATTTCAGCCAGATGATTACAATCAAAAGACTTATGGTCACCAGCACCTCCTTTTGTATCACCAAATTTGGTTAATTCCTTCCATATACGTTCCCATTCAACAGAATAAGGATTCACACCTATGGCTGACCAGTTATCAATACGATTATATTTGAAAGCACTATCAAAATGTCCAAAATATCTACGCACTAGAACTAAATAATCAAAATCACAGCCCGAGAACATACGAGTTTTAAAAGATGCCACTTTTTCATGTGACTTTCTTTCATCTTTCAAACAATCTTTGTAATACCACTCTAAGCGGGTACCTTTTTCCATTTGTTTTATAAAACTCTCATGTCTCAAACGATATTGTTCCAAAACTTCATTATATTCTGGAGAATGTCTCGGAAACTCAAATAACTTCTTTTTCCAATCAACATTCTTAGCCAATTTCATACTATAACCAGGACTAGTACTTGGAGCAATACCCCTAAAATGAGGGTCGTTTTCAATACCATGTAATGCTTCTTCTAATGTTAAAACACGAGGAGCATTTCGTTCTTTCCAATTACTAGCTATACTAGAAAAATACAAATCAACGGCTTCTTGAACCAAAATTCTAGTTTTCTCATCAAGATCAGGATGTGGAATATCATATTTATCATATGCAATACGCATAGGATTATAATAAATTCCATCAACCCAACCACCATGCAAACGTGCTGGTGCTGTTAAAGCATCACCAACACAA